ATTTCATCAAACAGCGTTGTACAAACCGCAATGCAGGGGCTGTCAGGTCGCATAAAACTCTCCTAGAACGGAGCCTCCTCGGTCTGCTCAAGGGTACGTTGGTGGCGTATCTTCGCAGCTTGCCTCTGTACCCACTCAGGTTTGACCCCAAACGGATTGATACACTTGCCTGTCTTACTGCAATAGCCGTAGTCTTCCAACTTCATGTGGTCTTCCCCTCTACGTACAGTCCGAGTCCGTACTTTTTTCTAATCGCATCAACACAGTAGTGACCATCCATACCGTTGTCACCAAGGTCTTCACAAATAGACATGACATCCTCTAGAAGCAACTTGGCGAGCTTTTCTACGTCTAGCCGCTCGGTCTGATTGTCCCAACACTTTTTCTTAAGCTCCGTAATTCGGTCGTTCATTTGCTTTCTCCTTTTCTAAGCGTGCTTTCTTCTCCAAGTACTTGCGCTTGCGGTCTTGTGGTGTGCGCTTGTACTTTGGTTTGTCAAACCCGTCCCCCGTTGCGTAGATCGGGGTCTGGTCTCTACCGATAGTATCTTTGTACCACCCGACTACGTGGATGCAACGCATCTCGTGTAGCGTGCGTAGCCATAGCCAAGCGGTGCGTTTAGATATTTGTAAGATTTCCACCAACTCGTGTGCCGATACCTGCCTGCCCATCTCAAACATCTTCCATGTCTTAGCGAACAAGTAGGCATCAACACGCGGAGCTGGTTTCTTACCTCCCCTCACACATAGTGCCCAGTGAAGACCGCCTTGATACGCCCCCACAGGGACAGCGTCTTGGTAGAAACTGGGATGTACACAGGCTGCCCAACCTCGAGCACCATGTCTACTTTCTCAACTACGGGCTTGGCGGCCTTGGCGGGCTTGTACGCCGTCTCCTTGTACGCGTGAGTCAGCTTCTGTGACAACGGGCGATACTCTTTAGCCGCAGGGGTCAGCTTCATACTCTTGGGGTTGCGCTCGACCAACCCTGCATTGATGAGATGCGTCACCGTGCCAATCACCGAGTTCTTCTTCTCCCCGAGTGTCACGAACGCATCGCCGTACTCACAAGCCCGCAGGTTGGGATACTTCTTAATGAAGTCGAACACGCGTTTAGATAGCGGCGGACTGCCAGTGGCGTCAGTGTTTACTTTACGATTCTTCAAGACATCTTTATTGCGAGTCTTGGCGTTGTACACCGCTTGAACTGGGACCTTCATTGCGGCGGCAATCTCTTTTGGTTTTTTGCCTGCGGCGAGTTGACGTAAGATGTCGCGAGTTTGTTTTTGCATGATAGTTCTCCTAAAGTTTTAAGGCTTAAAACATTTCCAATTGGTTGGGGTCTTTGGGTAGGTCATGGGTGTAGTCCTCCCACGCCGCGTTTACGTCAATCCCGTAAGACATTGCATGCTCGACGACTGCATACAACAGGGGCGATAGGGTGTTGCGGCTCGGCGACACAAGGTACAGCTCTAGCGCGCGGTCAAGTGGGGGTACGGGTTTATCGTGTATCAGCATGCTGTACACATCTTGTGCAATAGTCATTCGTCCATCTCCAAAAAAGTAATCAAGTTGTAGTCTTTATCTGTTGTGAACCAGCAGATAAATTCCGGTGGTGGAGTGCCCACTATGCGCAGGCGCTTCCCTATACGTGCGGTGTCGATAATGACGGTGAGCCAGTCTGGTCGCATAAGTACTGGCATAGCCATACGAGGAGGTTCAGCCCCCCGTTCTCTGTGCCAACGCTGTATGGAGAACAGCCCACCGCCTTCTGTGTACCGCATTTCGTATGCAGGTTTAGTCATTAAGACCCCAGTCAAATGCCTCGAGGATGCTATCGACTTTCTGTTTAATTTCCATTCGGTGTCCCTCATGTTTACGTAGTTCATCAGGCTCTACGCCCTGCAACGTATCTTCCAACTGACGCCGTGCTTTCTCAAGCGCAGGGTCTTCCGCTACGTTTAACGTAGAGAGTAGCTCGCACAGTTCAAGCGCTCCCGTGACCATCGTGTCATGGAACTTGCGCTTTTTACCATCCTCCTCAACCACCAACCGGTCGCTAAGTCGGGTAAGGGAGGCATGCAGTCGGTCCCACAAATCTTTCGTTGCATCATTCACACGAGCCGCCGCAGCTTGCTCATATTGTTCAATCAACTCACGCTGTACTTCAGACTCAATATCCAATCGGAAGTCACCACTCGTAGGCAGAGGCATGAACGAACTAAAGAACGCGAACTTATGCGCAACTACATCACGCTGTGGATATTCGTCACGGTCGAATAGTGTACCTAACTGGAACGCTGCCTTCGCCACAAGTGTGTCATATTTATCAAGATACAACGTTACCAATTTATAAAAATCGTTCTCGTAGACGTTCATTACTTTCTTGTATTCCCGCATGGCTTTGGTCGGGAGTAAGCGTGACCCGTTGTCGCTCCATGGGATTGTCAGACGGTAATGCTCGGCTCGTGCCTTGGCTTGGAACTTAGAGATGGCGTCCAGTTCAGCGCAGTCAGCGAACAGGTTTTTGTAGACAGAAGACGCACGGCTAGACCCTGCATGACTGTCGATGACTACACGCTCTTGAGTGTACTTATCTTTCTTACGGCCCGAGTACACCTTGATGTTTAAGTCAACGAGCATGGCTGAACGGGCTACACCTGCGATAGGGTTGGTTGTTATATTCATCTGAATTCTCCTGAAAGTTTTAAGGCTTAAAAGTTTACTTATCGCCACGCATGGTGGTGATTGCTTTGTAGGCTTCGTACGTTTCTGTGTCAATCATTTCACAACGTATAAGGTCTGTCAAGGGCGGTCGTATCTTGGTCATGTAGGCCATCTTGTACCCATGCACACCTTTACCTTCACCCACGTGTTCTTCTTCAAGGCGCTCTGCCGAACGGATGATAGAAGTCAATACCTCTAGCTGCTCCATGGTGACCATCACGCGCTCGTCCATTAGTCGTATTACTGCTTTCATGCTTCCACCTCATAGTTAAGTTCGTTCCAAATCGCTGACTCAATGAAGGCTTCTTCACTGGTCAGATACTCATAGTCATCTCGCAACTCTGCGTACAACTCATCTGCCAAGTCACAGAAGAACCGAGTCGCCTCGCCCTCCCAATCTTCAGCCTCAATCTGCGCGGTAATCAGTTCGTCCCATGCGTCTTCAGGCAGGTGCGCAAACACGCCATTCGGGTATGTAGTCCATGACGTGAGACTGACATCAGCCCCACGAATATGTGCCCCCCTACTGCTAGCGATTGGACTAACTTCAGTGTGGAGGCCTGAGACGTGTATATACAACGCAGGGTACTTCTCGTCAAACTTTTTCAGGGACATGAACTTACTGAATTGCATAAACCCATCGAACCCAGCGCCATCACCCTGCGAGTAGAACCCCGAGAACCAAATCTTGCCGACCTGCAAGTCATACAGCCGCGCGCATCGGTCTCGAAAGTTATCGTACGTTGAGTCCCACCACTCGTAGTCCAGCCCATGCTCCACATACTTCGCGTGCTCACGCGCAAACTCATCGGGGTGTTGCTCCTTAAGTTGTAGTATGTCCATGTCACACCTCCACCTGAATCGTTGTACCGAATGGTGCCTTGATACTGCTTGTGATTGCCCACAATGTCGGCACGTCAGTCGAACCCCAGTTGTCGATGTATCCGTCAGTAAACTGCACGATAGCCTGTGGCTTGATACCCTGCTGTTGTAGGTACCGGAACAACACCGAGCCATCTGTACCCCCGCCACCCTTGGGCTTGAGATTCTGTACAGCGAACTGCCCATCATCGAACGTCTGGTGTCCTGCCACCTCGGTGTCCCAGTAGACTACATGCACTTTGCTTGGCGTTACATCCTCAACGATACGGGTAATCTCAGACACAAAGCGCGTCATCTCATCACCACCGAAGCATGAGCCTGACGTATCGAACCCGATGACCAACTCCTCCATCTTCGTTGCGATACAAGAAGGCATAAGGATGTCGTCTGCCAAGAACCTACGGTTGGGGCGCTGCCACGTTGTCTCATCACGACCACGACAGGTCTCACTAATAAAGTCACGCAACACGACACGCCAATCTACCTTGGGATGCAGTAGGTCACCGAACATACCGTCCTTACCGCCTGTACCCTTGCCAATCTTCTTGGCGAGAATCTCACCCTGACGCAACGCACGGTCAATCTCCTTACCACGTTCGGCTTCTTGCTCGCCGTCTTCACCGCCGTCTTCCCAGTCATGCTCGTCGAAGCCATCGTCAATCTCCTCACCTGATTGCTTGAGGTCTTCATAAATCTGTGCCACAGACCACCCCTTGTACTTCTCGCTTGGTGGGATACCGATGTCGGGCATCTTGATAAAGCCAGTTGTGTCAGCGTAGTGCAACTCAGTATTCACAAAGTAGTCAGCCGCTACGTTAGCCAGCTTGGCGTTCTCCTCGAACAGCCTGCGCCACATCTTGTTGTGTCGGTACGCCTTGTGCATACCCTCATGCAGGATAACGAATCGCAAGGTAGCATCGTCAGCCAACATACCGTTAACGAACTCAGGGTTGTATCGTACGTTCCAGCCATCGGTCGCCGCCGTGGGTAGCTCATCTGTGAACGTTACATCGCCACACGCCAACACACCGCTGAACCGACAGAACTGTGGGTGTTGCATGATTGCAAGGTGTGCCTTACGCACTCGGTCTTTCGCACTTAACATGATGTTCTCCAAAAAGTTTTAAGGCTTAAATGTTTACAGTAAATACGAGCCGCTTGTTGTCAAGCGGTTCACACATCATCGCGGTGATTTCAGCGTCACGCTCCGCGCCCAGTGATAGTGCCTCGCGCACCAACGCCTCCCGTTGGGCACTCAACGCGTCCGATACCCAAGAGATATATGATTGCGTCTTTATACCCGCGAGGCGTCTAGCGACCGACTCTTCCACGGTCTCGTATATACGGTAATGAGACCTCATATTGTCCAGCGTCGCATCAACACGGTATAGCTCCTCTATACGCGCCCACCAGTCTGGCGATGTCTGCCAGTTCACTCCGTACGCATACGCAAGCACTGCGGGAGTACCCTCTGGGGCGAACGCTGTGTACACAGCGTGGGCTAAGATACCTGACTGTGACCGCGACCACTTGTTGAACTGACGTGAGACGACAATCTTCTTAGCTAGTGTACGGACACGCGGCGAGACGCGAGACATATCAATCGTGAACGATACGTCAGAGATAAAGTGTGCGCACTGCTTGGCTTGGTTTAAACGTGTTACTAACATTATTTGACTCCCTTGCCGATTAAGGCTGTTTGGACAAGCGCGGTGTCCCTGCTGAATTGATATGTACGAAGGGGTGGCATATACGCACGGCTGATACGCGATGGTGTCCAATCCTTACGAAACTTGACGATGTTGCGACCGTTAGATGTGTACTCAATTATCAACATTGCTCTCTCCTTAAAAGTATTTACCCAATGACGCACACGCTTTGGTGAACGCCTGACTACGACACGCCATGCCGACCTTCTGGTCATTGGATGCCAGAGACATAACGAACAGCGAGTACGCCTCGAACGACACTTCACCCACACGCCCCATGTATGTCATGTAAGCCTCGAGGTTGTCCACATCCGCAGTAGCCGCCAGACTAAACGCCATCAAGAACCGAGCCGCTGTACCCTCGGGCAGCTTGGTACCCGTTGGGTCTTTCGCCACCGCCTTACGGCTTGGCAGTGCATCCGCCAGATTGACCATCGCATCAAGGTCACGCGCCGCTGACTCACCAATCGTGCCAGCCAACAGAGGTAAGAACGCCTCGCCCAACGCATCTTTAGACCAGACAAGGTGAGACGCATGAGCCATCGAACGATGAGACGCGAATGTCTTGGTGTTGCCAGTCAGCGGGTTAAAGTTGTACGGGTTCTTTCATCAGGGTAGTCTGCGTAACAGTTGAACACTTGCGGGTACTCATGCACGAACGCCATGACTGCGGGGTGTACGTTATTCTTCATCGCCCAGTCATTGAGCCATGCGTCAGCTTCAGGGTTCGCCACATTCACCACAGTCATACGGTTGTATGCGTGAGCAGGAATCATGTCACCCACACCATCGGTATCAAGGTTGGTTGTCGCGAACACAATCGAGCCAGTGGGCAGTTGTACATCGCCGAGCCTACGCTCGAGAATCACAGGCAACAACATATTAAGAATACCCTTGCTACTGGGCTTACCCAACTCGTCGAGCATCAAGAGTACGGGCTTCTTCTGGTTACGCGCCAGACCGAATCGAGACGACGGGGCAAACTCGGTCACCATACGCTCACGGTCTACAACGGGCATGCCGAGGTCACCAAGGTCAAGGTTAGCCACATCGATGTAGCAGGCATGGTAGTCAGGCATCTCGCGCTTGAGTTGGGAAAAGATTGCGGACTTACCGATGCCGGGCTGACCGCGCAGTAGGATGGTGTTGGATGTGCCGAGTGTGCGGATTGCGTTGGCGGCTTGGGCTAAAGTTACATTCATGTCAGTTCTCCAAAAAGATTTAAGGCTTAAAAGTTTGTCCCGCGGGACGGTGATAGTTGTGTTTAGGCTTGCGCCACCGCCACAACTGAGCGCATATCTTGTGTGCATTTACGGTACAGCGCGCTCCATAGCTGCTTGGGAGTCACACGCTCCTCCACCTCATCGTAGGCGTACCCCTGCCACGCGTCTACAATGTCGGAATACTCCTCCTCGGCTTGACGCTCCAAGAGACTTACTGTACGTTCGCGGACGAATTCATAGTGTCGTTGCGTCGCATACCATCCGTTACGCTTGTTGACCGTAGCCTCAATACGCGGCTTACTCGTTGCCAACAACACAGGCATCACATCCAAGAATGGCTTGGCGTCCTCCTTGAATACAGCGCGTGCCTCCTTGTCTGCCTCGTACCTATACTCAAGCGCGGGCGGCGTCATGAGCGCACCACTGCTGTCAAACATCATGTTGTCATAGTATACGTATGACTGGCCATTTACCTGTACCATGGTGTTCTTGTACCCGTTGTTCCACTTCGAGGTGATGGGTATCCCAAAGTGACAAAACGCGGCTCGTGTTGTCTGGGTGTTCTGCCACCCGCGAGCGTTGAGCATCACTCTACCATCCGCGTATGCAATGATAATCTGTGTCGAGTGGAAGATAACCCCCATGCTCCCATCACGCTTGACGATACGGAAGTGGGTCTTGGCTCTGCGTCTACTGTCGGCAGGTGCATCGCCTGTGTAGGCTCCACGCTTATAAACATGGCGTTCATGTTGAAAGAATAGTTTAGTGTACAAGTTCATGTCAGTTCTCCAAAAAGTTTAAAGGCTTAAAAGTTTGTATCGAATGGTCGCTTTCCCACTCGATGTATCTATTATACTCGTAGTATACCGTTATGTCAAGTCGGTCTTACTGTTGCTCGTGCGTCCGTAGACTGTCCGCGTCTTTACTCGGTCTCTGCTCTGCGCGGGTGTCTCGTCTGGGTGCAGCATCTTGGCGTACTGCTCTGCGAGTTTCCTAGTCTCGAACAGCACAGGCTGTCGCATGGTATCCGTGTTGTCACCACGAACATAGTATATCTCTGAGTTGTCCATTAGAGTTCCTCCTCCCAAATTTGCTCAACGTCCCACGTCGCGTCGCTAGTATCCGCATCCTCTACCTCGAGCAGAGCCCATGCTTTATCTTCGGCTTCGCCCTCGTCGGTCGCTTCGACTACATACGATATGTATGACGTGCGCTTCAATTCCACAACAAAACTTCTCATATTACACTCCCTCTGGTTATTCGGTAATGACGCCTTGGGCTTGCAAAGCGCCTCGCATGACCCTGACCGTAGCTCTCAGTGCATTGGCCCTACCAATTTCTGTGTAAGTTTTTGCTTTAGCCGTCATTGTTGCGGCTCTTTTCTCCAGCGTCTCCAATTTCTTGACTACTTTAGCGTTGGTGTTCATGTGTCTCTCCTTACGTTGTTCGTTTAGGGTTTAACTGCTTCAACAGGCTTGGGTCGGTAAACAGTATGTAGTTGCTCTTGTTCATCGGCGCTACTGTGTGCTTCTTCTGCTTGGCTTGCACCTCGCCACACGATAGACACGTTCTGTATCCTATGCGGCTCCGTGCCGGTGGCACTCGCTCTGCGTAACACGCTGTACAAATAAGGGGGTGATAGTCACTCATAACTTCTCCAAAAGTTTTAAGGCTTAAAAGTCTTACTTAGTCTCCAAAAGGTTTATTTCCAGATAATACGAACATAGTCGGTGGTGTTAGTACCAACACGGACACGCTCCAAAGCAACGGGTAACAAGCGTTGGAACTGCAACAGCGCGGCGCAGAACAAGCCATCTAATCTAAACACATTACGCATACTGTTCTCCAAAAGTTTTAAGGCTTAAAAGTTACACCGAGCAGGCGATTTCCCACTCGATGTATCTATTATACCCCTATTATACGCTTGTGTCAAGCCCCGCGGCTTTGTACTCTGCCACGATCTGATTCACTCGGATGGTCGATAGCCCCACGGTTTTGGCAATGCTCGCTCTGGTCACGCCTTCAGCCACCATCTGCATGATAGTCGTGTTGCGTGTCCTGCGCTCTGCCTTGGCTGTGGCGCTCAGTCGGTTGTATGCTTTGTGCTGGTCATCCGTGGCTCGGTCAATGGGTCGCAGTTCTTCAGCAGGTGTAAGGTAAGCAGTGACCATCTTGTCGAACATGGCGGCTTTGCCCACGCCCTCTGCCTTGGCTAACTCTAAGAACCTGCGGTACGCATCAGCACCAGCAATGGCGACAACGAATTTCAGGCCCACTTGGGCTGCTCTGCCAAGGTCTCCGTCCTCTATGTCTGCGAGGCGGTCGGCGAAGTCATCGGGAATTTCAAACTCTAGGGTGCGCATGGTTAGTCCTTGGTTGGTTGAGATGGGCTCAGTATAACATAAATACCAAGAGCGCTAGTATAAGAATTTGTAACGTTGTAACAGTTTTGGGGGTTTTGTAACAGAGACCTTGGTATTTGTAGGGTATTGCGAGATGTACACTGGGCGCGGCTTGGGAGTCTTAGTATGTGATGGTTATTATGTTTGTAACGCTGTAACAGGGGTTTTTGAGCTTACGAGAGAATACGTAGACGAACAGATTTATTTGAGAATACATGAAGTAATAATAGAAGTTTTAAGCCTTATAACTTTTAGCCGCGCTTAATCTCCAAATTACTGTTACAACGTTACACTACTACTTTTTTTTTTTTTTTTATTTATTTATTCTTACTTGTTCTACTTGTGTTTGCCCCTGCGATATATGACATCTGCTAACTTTAGTGTTCAAATTTTGTGTAACAGTAGTTTTGTTACAAATCGGCTGTTTTTGTTACAACGTTACAAATTCTTATAATAGGACTTTTAAGCCTTAAAACTTCGCCCAGAGGTGATAGTTGTGCTGCCAGCCCCAAACTTTTAAGCCTTAAAACTTCGTGCGCCTCACCGACCCTCGCTCACCTGCGCTCACCTGCGCTCACCTGCCCCCGCGCTCCGCAACCTTGGACTACTATCACCAAAGAAAAATCAGGGCGAAAAAAAACCCGCCGAGGCGGGTCTGAGTGGGTGAGAATTTTACTCGCCGAGTTGTTTTGTGAGAGCTTCGAGGGTTGCCGCGATCGTTGTCAGTTGAGAATCACCCGCTTTGATTAGAATCTGGCTTTGCTCGAATGCTTTGGTGATTGTTTGCAAAAGCGCGGCGCGGTCAGTGGTTTCTACTTTGCCCGCTTTTGTCGTTGCCGCTTTTTCTTCCGTCAAACCGTTGCCCGTTTGAGCGGCACGGGCTTTTTTGTCCGCGCTTTTTTGGTTTGCTAAGTCAGTGGTGAATGGCACGTTGTTCTCAAACGCGATCCAAAAGCACGTTGCGTAAACGTTAGCCGTTGATTGTTTCGCGATCAAACCGCGCTCGACCAAACCCTCGAACAATTCTTTGATGGATGCGCGCGCCGCATTAGTTGACGCGTTGCCCTTCAAAAAGTCTTTGGTTGACTGCGTGCCGCGCTTGACTAGCATGTGGTCAACCACTTTTTGCACGGCCATGTTGCGAGTATCTTGGGCTTTGCCCTCGAGCTTCGCGGCATCGGCAAATGCACCGGCGGTTGCGTTGATGATTGTTTTAGTAATAAGTACGTTTTTCATTTCTCTGTTCCTTTAAGGTTTTGTGTGAATCAAAATCAATCCACACCTATATACTAGCACAATACCCTAGTTTTAAGACTTAAAACAATTGTGTCCGCCCGCCGACCCCACCCTATCCCCACCCCCGCGTTCTGTAAATGGGTCCCTCCGTGTCACCTTGTTCTGAGTTTTCGATCCGCCAACAGCAAAATTCCAGAGATGCCCCCCATGTCCTATTACACCCCCCACCCCTTTTATTTCACGCCACGATTTATTGGGGTCCTTTTTTAGGAAACACCCCCTATAGAGGGACCCATTGACACCCACCGAAAAAAATACTATATAATCAGGCCAACTTGGTTGCCAAACTTTCGCCATGTACACTGCTGTGATCGACTCTGATATTCCACTTGCTGACTTCGCGCCTACCTTTGAGGACCTCGAAGACCGGCTGGCTGCTGCCATGGGAGCGTTAGAAGCGTCGGGTGCCCTACCTGATCCAAGTACGATTACGGAAGCTGATAAAGATACCGCCCGCCAGATTTTCATTGGGGGCCAGTTGGCATCGGATAAGGACCTTGCGTCACCTCAAGTGGTGGTATATCTGCAGGGGCTCCTGAGTGAGTACGACAAGACGGTGGTGAAGAGTGCCGCCCAGCTCCGTACCTACGTTACTAATAAGTTGCTTGTTGAGTCAGACAACGCCGACCCCCGGATTCGCATGCGCTCACTAGAGTTATTGGGCAAAATCTCCGATGTGGGGCTGTTTACGGACAAAACTGAGGTCACCATGCGCCACAGACCGACTGAAGAGTTGGAGCAACTGCTGCGCGAACGGCTGACTAGAGTAATTGAGGCTGAACCCACGACATCTGGGCGCCCAAAAATCGAAGACATCTCGATTGACGACGTAAACCCCACCGAAGGTTAAATGGACCTCGACGCTAAACAGATTGAAGCGCTGATTGCAGGGCTGCCTAAAGAGCAGCAGGCCGATTTATTGGCACTTTTGGAAGAATTAGAGACCCGCAAGCTCAATGCAGCGGCTCAGATGGACTTTTTGGCGTTTATTGCCCGTGTAGACCGCAATTACAAGTTCGGAATCCACCTAAAACGCCTTGGACACCTGTTAATGGACGTAGAAGAGGGGGTAAAGGACCGTATTGCCGTGTCTATGGCCCCTCGTTTTGGTAAATCGCAGATGATTTCCATATACTACCCGGCTTGGTACTTGGGGAAACACCCGGATCACAAGGTAATTGTGGCTTCTCACACGGCTGATTTGGCGGTTGTGATGGCCCGTAAGGTTCGTAACTTAATCCAGAGCCCAGAATATGCTGAAATCTTTCCTGATACGCGGATTGCAAGCGACGCTAAAGCGGCTGCACAGTGGAACACCACTGCTGGTGGAGAATACTTTGCTATTGGTGTCGGTGGTGCTCTTGCCGGTCGCGGCGCGCACTTAATTATTGCTGATGATCCGCTGTCCGAGCAGGACATCAAGGCGGGTAACACGAATTCTTTGGATACGACCTACGACTGGTTCAGCGCTGGTTTGCGTACTCGT